ACTTCAACAACAAGGAATCAAAATCATGAAAAATTTTTTATTATTTTTTACAATTTTTACAATTTCAACAACCGCCGCTCCATATGTCGAGTGGAAACACCAAGATGCCTTCCGTAATTTAGGGGATCCTCTAAAGACTACTGATCATTTGCGTCTGGGATACAAAACTTCAAAAAATTATTATTTTGAGATGGGCCCTCGTACACATGGAATTGCTGCGGAAATGGGCGGTAAAGCTCTCGTGGCACCAAATCTGGCACTAAAGTGGAAAGTGGAGTCGAATAGGGTTGACTATTGGAAACATAAGATAGAAACGGAAGTTCGATACACTTTTAAAAAATAGTTCTTGACAAAGTGCTTGTACTAGTGTATAGTTTTCACTAATCGGAGAAATTTTATGGCACACCAAACTAATTCACCTACTATATACCTTGGAGCAGTTGTTTCCGATGAACGCCCTAACGGAGATGTGCCTATAAAAATAGGATTTACTACTGTAGGTTCGGGAGGAACCTTACAAGTAGCACAAACTTCTACTTTATTTACAGGTTTTTCTGAAAGTATTACATCTAATAACGTTAACTTTGTCACTGCTGTTAATGAGTTTGGGCAAACACCTGCACAAGCAGGTATAACAGGAAATGTTGTTTCTCCTGCCTTTAATACTAGTATAAATGGATTTCCTCTTGAAAAATTTTTACAAAGTTTAACTTACAATGAAAGACTTGCCTACGCAACTAGTACTGCAAGTACGGGAGCAAAAGGACAAGTCAGTTACGGAGGACATACATTTCCTAATGGAAGCGGAGAGTTGTTTTATGCGTGTAACTTTACTCAGCCACGAAACTCTAAACGGTTTTATTATGCGAGACGAGTAACTAATTTAGCAGCAGCGCACCCGAATCCTGTGTCAGAAAATGTACCAGGAAAACCTGTAATTAGTTCAGTAACGCATAATGACTCTGGAAGTGCGGCAACAGTAGTACTTAGTTCCAATCCTACTAATTCTGCCATAGGTGCAAATGTATATTACACTAGTGCTTCTTTTCCTTATCCAGAACCTTTATATAAAGATGATTTTAGTAGTTCTGGAGCAGGTTTTTCGTCTCCGCCAAACCACTGGACAAATAACCCTGTATTTAGTACCTCAGCAGGAAAGACTCGGTACTACTGGGCCTTGGGTAGAACAGATAATAATCCTGGAGTTGATGGAGCTGTTATAAGTCCTGTATTTAAAGCGAGATCTGTTCCAAGTGGTTCGGGCAATGAAGAATACGGATTTGAAATATATGGTGCAGGAGGAGAAGTTGCTTTCAGTAACTTAGATGCCCCAGGCAGATTATACTATAGAAGTGGAGATGTTACAGTTGGTAAAGGAAGTGCAACTTCTTCATCTCCTACAGGCAACTCCATTACACTATCTGTGCCGGGACTTCCAGACGGGTCTACAAATCCTGTTAGTGCAGGAGGTTTTAGATGGTTTACTTATGTACAAATACTAAACAGAGAACTGACTCACAATGCAACTATCAGTAGAAATAATAATACAGATGAAATTGTTTTAACTTATACTGCGGGTGCAGCACAGATTGCTGGATCAAGTGTTACACTGCCTTCAATTCTTCCTGCTGTCATAAAATTTCAAGTTTTTGTTTTTAGGATATAATAATGGTTTATGGCATACAAGCATTTAATGAAAACCTAGGGTCAGGCGGTGGTGCAAATCGTACCGTGCTTTCTACAGACGATTCTGTATCTACGTTTTCTATGTCTGCTCCTCAAAATATAAGCGCTCAGGCACTTCGAGATAGATGGTATCCTGCTTTTCCAGCATCAGCAGGAACAGCTAATGCAGGAGGTTTTAGAAATGGAGCCGGACAGGGGACTATTGGTAACTACAATGCTGATCATCCAGATGGTCCGATATTTGTAGCAAGACCTCATTGGAGGAATGCTAGTTATAGTAGTCAACTTACTACAACTAGTGTAGGAAGCGGGTTAGTAGTTTCTAGAATGAATCATTGGGATGTAGAGCAAGGACTATGGTTACAGAATACTAATACGGCAATTCAAAATTATGGCGATAGTAGTACTTTTGTTTTCAATGCCGTCAGCCCTAAAGGATCAAATGCAGTAAGTTTAGAAGCAGGAATAGGCCCTGCACTCGCTACAAGTACTGCTGGCGATGGATATGTTATATCAAAAATTCTTGAAAGCAAGTCCCCACATTCAGGAGCTCGTACAACTACAGGAGGACATGGAATAGAAGTAAAAAATGGCTCTAGTGAAATAGTTTATAACACAAGAGGAAGAACTCCTATAGTTATTGCAACAGGTCTTGTAGCATATGGAAAAGAGTTTGTATATGAAGTTCCTTCGTACTATAACTATAAAAAGATCTATTGTCTTGCTGCAAATACAAGAAGTATAGTTTTAAGATTTTTTACAAATAGTTCTTACAATAGTGAGAAATTCAAAGTAGTATTTAGACAACAATATATTTTTTATCCTCCAAGCTCAAGTAGTAATGCAAAAGTTGGTATAATAAATGACTATTTTGTTCGTGATGCTCCTTATCCTAGCAGCTCTGCAGTAGGCGGTGCAAAATATACTGCTATTACTCAAGAACCTTTATTTTATGCATTATTTTATAATCCTTATGATGATTTACTTACAGGAGAAGGAACATGACAGAAGATACACGAACGGTAGCAATGGTAACAGACGGAGGAGAAGCACATTCAACTCTTTCGTATATGGACACTTATATACACGGGCAGAAGTATGGAGACTATACAGCAGTTATACTACCCATTGGTGTTGATGGCGAAGAACTTTTTTGTAAGAAATACTGGAAAGACAATGCATGGCATAATAGAATAAAACAACCTAATGATTGGTCGGAGTGGAAAAATTATGAGTGGGTTTTTAACTCGGAACAGTTTTGGATGTCCGTACGACTAGAAAGAGACTATCTAATGAGTCTTTCAGATGTACGTGTGTTGCCAGACTATCCTCAAACAGACTCAAAAAAAGCAGAATGGTTAACGTATAGACAAGCATTACGCGATATACCTTCTCAGCATACATCTGTTACCGAATGGGACAAAATTGTATGGCCAACAATCCCATCGTAGAAAAATAAAACTTGACAACATAACTACTTGAGAGTATAATTGGTATCATGTCTAAAGAACTAACTACAATTTCTCCGGAAGGTTTGGAGATAGCGAATAGCTATTTACAGTTCGGGAATATCCGAGCGGTTTGCGACTACCTACAGGTTGGTGAGAATCAAGTAGTAGAGCTGTTAAACAAACGTGAAGTTAAAAAGTACATTGACACTGTATATCTCGATTTGGGATATCGTAATCGAAACAACATTGGTAGTTTGTTGGATGAAATGATAACGTCCAAACTCGAAGAAGCAAAAGAGTCAGGTGTGTACTCTAATAAAGATTTAGCAGACCTACTGCAGATGGCTCATAAAATGAGAATGGACGAGATTAAAGCTCAAGCAGAGTTGCTTAAAGTTGAATCAAGCTCCGTTAAAAACCAGACGAATGTTCAGATCAATGGAGAAGTACCATTTGGACAAGGCAACTATGGTAAGTTGATGGAGAAACTGTTGAATGGAAATGCATGATTTGGAAGTTGCGTTTAAGACGCACGAAGCACAGTGTGAAGAACGCTGGAGAACGATATTTGAAAGAACTTCTGCAAATAGCGACAGGCTCCAGCGTATTGAAACTCGTATGATGGCATTAGGTGGAACTATTATATTTTTTCTACTAGGTATTCTTGCCTCTGGCGCTATGCAAGTGTGAATAGATGTTAGCCGAAATTGCTGCTGCCAATGCTGCCTTTGCAGTAATACAACAGTCATTAAAGAACGGCAAAGACTTTTATGATGTAGCTGGTTCATGTGCGGAATATTTCAACAACAAAGCAGTTATATCACGTAACAGTAGTAAACGAGGTTCCAAGTCTCAACTTCAAAACTTTATGGAACTGGAAAAAATGCGAAAGCAAGAAATTTGGATTAAAGAATGGATGATTTACGCAGGTGATCCAGGTATGTGGGATCGCTGGTTGTTATTTCAAAGCGAATGCAAAAGAGCACGAGCTAGAGAAGAACACAGTAAGAAGCGACACAAAGATAATGAAATGGCAGAAGTAATGATGTACCTCAAATATGCAATGAGTGGCATCTCTACTGTAGTAGCTGCTTTAGCTTTGCTCGCTGAGTTTGTCTAAAAAGGAGGTGATCCTAGTATGCCATCAGGAAAAGGAACGTACGGAAAAAAGCGAGGTAAGCCAGCAAAGGCAAAGAAGGGTAAGAAGCGGGGCAAGAAGTAATGCGCAAAAAAACGTATAGGGGTAAACGTGCTCCTAAGGGTTTCCACTTTATGCTGCCGGGCGGCAAGTTAATGAAGGATAGTGCTCATGGCAAGAAAAAGACGAAAAAGCGCAGCAAAACCAAAAAACGTTCCTATTAATAAAAAACTTTATGCTAGGACAAAAGCTAAGACTAAACGAAAGTTTGCGGTTTATCCGTCAGCTTATGCAAATGCTTACTTAGTAAGAGAGTATAAGAAAGCAGGAGGTAAATACCGTCGTGGCTAAAACTGGACTTAGTAAATGGTTTGAACAAAAATGGGTAAATATTGGGGCTCCAAAGAAAAACGGTAAGTTTCAGTCGTGTGGCCGAGCTAAAGCCAAAAAAGGAAAAAAGGGGTACCCCAAGTGTGTGCCCCTTTCCAAAGCCAATAGCATGACAAAAGCTCAAATTAAATCTGCCGTAAGACGTAAACGATCAAAAGCTCAAGGCGTCAAAGGCAAGCCGACTAATGTCCGCACAATGGTTAGGAGACGTAAAGGTGGGAAGAAGAAAAAGACCTGATTATATTCCAATGCGTATGAAGCAATTGGAAGAAGAACGCGATAATCCTAACAATAACGAATATGACTCTTTGTGGTATAATCGTGTCATACAAGAACTTGACTGGGCACAACAAGCTATAAATAAAACTGCACCTCGAAACTGTTACATGGGAGTAGAAGTGCCAGCCGTAGAAGGAGAGAAGTATGAAATGCGAATGTGAAATATGTGAGTGTGCTCCTTGCGTGTGTAGCTAATGGCACGTAAAAAAGACTCGCGGTTAAAACGTGCCGGAGTAAAAGGATTTAACAAGCCTAAAAGAACCCCTGGTCATGCTAAGAAAAGCCATATCGTAGTAGCAAAGGTGGGCACAAAAATAAAGACAATACGATTTGGGCAACAGGGAGCAAAAACAGCAGGGAAGCCTAAAGCTGGCGAATCAGCGGCAGTAAAGGCTAAACGAAAAAGTTTTAAGGCTAGACATGCTAAGAATATAGCAAAAGGTAAAATGTCTGCTGCATACTGGGCAGACAAGGTCAAATGGTAGGAGAACCTAATGAGTGAAGGAACAATAAGTGTACCTACGTGGGCACTTCCGGTAGTGGCAGCAGTACTCTCTATTGCTGTGGCCTGGGGTGCAGCAAATGCTCGTGCAGAGGCTACTGAAGCGGAAGTAGATCGTATCGAGCGTGTAGTAACCGAAGCTGCCCAAAAGATTGGAGAAAACGGAGAGTTAACAAAAGTAAATCAAGCTAAAATTGAAGCTATTGTATCTTCTTTGTCCGATCAAGCTGAGACTGCGAAAGAGTCTGATGCAAAGCTTCAGCAGCTAATAGAGATTATGCTGAAAGCGAACTAATGACCAATGTGGGCATATGCGCTGATAGTAATATTAGCATCCGGGGAAAACGCGCCCGTGCTCACTTACAAGTTTTTGGAGCAATGTAGGTATCAAGCTCAAGAACTAACTCGTAGTTATAATAATTTTAGTCCCGTGCAATCTGCAAAGTGCACCCCCACCGTAGTTGAAAAAGATGCAGAGCTTATAGATCTTGAATGGAATAAAGCTATTCTTGAGCTTGCTACAGAGAACTAAATGAAAAAGTTAGAGATACAAAGTAAATACGCACAATATGACATAGATGGAGATGGAATAGTGACTGATGCCGAACTAGCAAGAGCTTCCGAAATGGTTGAACTTGAACTACGAGAAGAAAAAGCACACTCTCAAAAACAAATGGCATGGATTGCAATACTAGCAATGTGCGGATACCCACTGATGTCTCTTATAATTCCAGACAGTAAGTTAGCTACTTGGAGTTCAATGAGTGACATGATATTTTTATCGCAGGCGTCCATAGTAGGAATGTACTTTGGAGCGCAGGCTTACATGGCAAGAAAATAAAATGGCAATTGAAATAAGCCGTCAGGATATAACTGGCGACTATCTGTTTGACTTAAAATCTGAGGCGCGATTTCTTAAACTTCCAATACAGCCTTACTTGGATTTATTGGAAGTCACACCACTACCATCCCAGGTAGCAATTATTAACGCAGTTAATAGCCCGAAGTATCGTTTTGTCTGCGCTGCAGTCTCCCGAAGGCAAGGCAAAACTTACATAGCTAATATAGTTGGACAACTGGTATCGTTAGTACCCGGATCCAATATTCTCATTATGTCTCCTAACTATTCGCTGTCTCAGATTTCTTTTGATCTTCAGAGAAATCTGATAAAGCATTTTGATTTAGAGGTTACAAAAGATAATGCAAAAGACAAAGTTATTGAACTATCTAACGGATCTACTGTTAGAATGGGCTCTGTTAATCAAGTGGACTCTTGCGTTGGTAGGAGTTACGATCTTATTATCTTCGATGAAGCCGCTTTGGCTGATGGTAAAGACGCTTTTAATGTAGCACTGCGTCCTACGCTAGATAAAGATAATTCAAAAGCCTTATTTATATCTACTCCACGGGGCCGCAATAACTGGTTTAGTCAGTTCTGGCAAAGAGGCTACACGGAAGATTTTCCCGAATGGTGCTCAATCAGAGCTACGTATAGAGATAATCCTCGCATGAGTGAGACTGATATTGCAGAAGCACGAAAAGCAATGTCAGAAGCAGAATTCAAACAAGAGTACGAAGCAGATTTTAATACCTACGAAGGACAAGTTTGGAACTTTGATTTCGAAAGCTGTGTTGGTGATTTTTCAAAGCTTGATACTACTAATTTTGATATCTTTGCCGGATTGGACGTGGGCTATAAAGATCCCACTGCTTTTTGTGTAGTAGCTTATGATTGGGACGCAGAGAAATTTTATTTAGTAGCCGAATACATGAATGCAGAAAGAACCACAGAACAACATGCCATAGAGATACAGAAGCTTATAGATAAGTGGGATATTGATTATATCTACATTGACTCGGCAGCGCAGCAAACTAGATTTGATCTTGCTCAGAATTATGATATAACAACAATTAACGCTAAAAAATCTGTACTAGATGGAATCGGACATGTTGCTGGTATTGTTGACAACGACAAATTAATGATAGATCAATACTGTACTGAAAGTCAGTACAGTATTGAATCTTATCAGTGGGATCCAAACCCAAATCTTGCAAGAGAAAAACCAAAGCATGATAGATCTTCTCATATGGCAGATGCTATAAGATATGCATTGTACTCATTTATAACGGCTAATATCTCCTTCTAACGATACCATCTTAAAAATAGTATTTGACAATATACCTTAAAGAAGATATAATTCTTTTAACAATAAAACTACGGAAGGAAAATGCCTAAGTTAAAAAGAGATATAGTAAAGTATGTACGAGATAAGGCTAAATCCCGTTATGAAAAGGGAGCAGAATGCCGAATATGTGGAGCAAAGGCTCCCCTTGATTTTCATCATTTTTACAGCTTAACTCCTTTATTAAATCACTGGATAACTAAAAATAAGCATAATCCAGAATATATACAAGCTTTGAGAGACGACTTCATAGAAGAACATCAAGCAGAGCTTTACGAACATACAACTACACTATGTCATATGCATCACTTAAAGTTGCATTCAGTTTATGGAAAAGACCCTGCTCTTACCACTGCTACAAAGCAGATGAGGTGGGTAGAGATACAGAGAGAAAAACATGGCATGGTATGATAGATTCAGAAAACAAGAAGATGTAGAGGAAAAGTTAAATCCTATACAATCTTACTTGGGATCCAGCAGTCAAACTTCTAGGGAGTTTACTGATAAGTACGAAACGTACTATGAGAATCTTGAAGTTGTAAACCGTGCTGTAAATATGCTTGTCGATGATTGTGCAGAAATACCTGCTATTATTGGAAGACAATCCACTCCTGGAATAGTAAAAGGACTAAAAAGAGCAAAAGTTGATTCTTTACTTAATACTCAACCTAACCCTTTTCAAGACATTAATACTTTTAAAAGAAATCTAATAACAGACTATCTTTTAGACGGTAATATATTTATCTACTACGATGGTGCGCACTTATACCACGTTCCTGCGGATACTGTAACTATTCACGGAGATCCTAGAACTTATGTAGAAAAGTATACTTATAATGAGGTTGATTACTCTCCTAATGAAATTATCCATATAAAAGAAAACTCTTTTCACGATATATATCGAGGAGTGTCTAGACTTAAACCTGCCGTAAGAACTATGCAGATTATGTCACAGATGAGAGCTTTTCAAGATAATTTTTTCAAGAACGGCGCAGTTCCAGGTTTAGTATTAAAGTCACCGAATACTTTATCTGAAAAAATTAAAGAGAGAATGTTACAATCTTGGCAAGCAAGATATAAACCAGATGCTGGAGGAAGACGACCTCTCATATTAGATGGCGGTATAGAAGTAGATAGTATTTCAAATGTTAATTTCAAAGAACTTGATTTTCAATCTGCTATTGAAGCAAATGAAAAAATTATTTTAAAAGCAATTGGCGTTCCTCCAATAATGTTAGACTCAGGAAATAATGCAAATATTCGTCCTAATATGCGTCTCTATTATTTAGAAACAATAATGCCAATTGTACGAAAGTTAAACTTTGGATTAAGCCGATACTTTGGTTTTCCAATTACAGAAGATATTTCTGATATACCTGCATTACAGCCAGAACTACGAGATGCATCAGCTTACTATACGTCTCTAGTAAATGGAGGTATAATAACAGCGGCGGAAGCACGAGATCGTTTAGGATTTCCACCAATTGAAGGTACAGAAGAAATTAGAATACCAGCTAATATTGCAGGAAGCGCAGGAAACCCAAGTGAGGGTGGCAGACCACCAGAGGAAGAAGAAGATGGCAGCTAGTAAGCACAAAAAATTAAAAATGGTTAGAAATTTGGGATTATTTTTTGCAGAGATGGGTCGAGTACCTTCTCGAGGAGAGTATAGTAAACTTAAAGTAAGACCAAAATTTATGACAGTCAAAGAGATAGATCGAATTTGTGTCTCTTGGACTCACATGATACAGATGTTAGAAAAAGAAGAAACAGATTTATGGAGTTTGATACATAAAGCTCCCGAACCGCCTCCCATTGTAGAACCTGTGGCAAAGGCAAAGCCCGCTAAAAAAGCGGTGAAGGAGGGAGCTTATGGAGAAAGTATTTAACCTTACTTCTACCTTTAAGTCTCAAATGGAAGACGATGGATCAATTATGATTCGTGGTATGGCAAGCACTGTTGATTTTGATCGCGCGGGCGATTCAATTGCTTCAGAGGCTTGGCAAAAAGGTGGCATGAGTAACTTTGAAAAGAATCCTATTATTCTTTTTAACCATAATTACGACAAACCCATTGGAAGGGCAACAGGACTAAAAGCGGGTCCTAATGGTTTAGAGATGGAAGCAAAAATTAGTAAGCACGCAGAGTGTGCTAACTTAATAAAAGACGGTGTTCTTGGGGCCTTTTCTGTTGGTTTTCGAGTCAAGGATGCTGATTACTTAGAGGAAACCGACGGATTAAGAATAAAGGATGCTGAACTGTTTGAGGTATCGGTAGTATCTGTACCGTGCAATCAATCAGCTACTTTTTCACTAGCGAAATCTTTTGATTCAATGTCTGAATACGAGGATTTCAAAAAAACTTTCACTAATAGTGACGGGACGCAAGTCCAAAAGGAGATACAAATGTCTGAACAGGCACAACAACCCGTTGACTTGGAAGCTTTTGCTAAAAAGGTAGCTGAGGAAACTGCTGCTAAAATAGCTATGAAGCAAGCCGAAGTCAAAGCAGCTGATGAAGCTGTACAAAAGGCTGCTGATGAAAAAGCTGCTGCGGAAGCAGTTGCAAAGACTCAGCAGGAAACAGAAGTAAAAACCGCCATTGCAAAAGGCGTAGAGACAGGTGCAGAACTTCTTCTCAATGATATTCGTAAAGAATTTGAAAGCGAGAAAGCAAACACTGCTGAAATCATAGAGAAGTACAAGAAAGACTTGGAAGAAAAAGCTGCTGAAATCGAAGCAATGCAAAACAGCAAGCGTGACTTCTCTGGACGTTCTGGACAAAAGCAACTTACCGCTTTTGGTCAAGAGTTCCTTCAAGCTAAAGTTCTTGGTGCAATCACTGGAAAAGGATATGAAACCCAGTTTTCCAAGGAGCTTTTAGAGAAAGCAGGTGTTGACTATACTTCAACTACTGCTGCTGGTATCGACGTAATCGTATCTCAGCAGTTTGAAGAAGAAGTACGTCAAGCACAGAAAATTGCTCCCGCATTCCGCGAGATCGCAGTTTCTTCTGGCGCAACTGTACTGCCATTGGCACCAGACGCAGGAGCGGCAACGTTCAGCGCAGCTGGAATTACTGCCTCGGCTAATCAACTGTCTGACGCAGGCGACAACAACTACACCGTAAGTCAGGTAATCTTACAAGCTCACAGGCTAATCGCTGGTACTTTTATCTCTAACGATACCGACGAGCAGACTGTTGTAACTCTTTTGCCAATCGTTACAAGTGCACTTGCAAGAGCGCACGCGGTAGCAATCGATAAAGCAATACTTGTAGGTGCTGGAGCTGCTAATATTTCAGTAGGTCTTACAGGCAACAACGGAGCCGATAACACTTCTGGTTTCGCAACTGTTTCTGGTCAAACTGCACTTGACGCTTCCGGCGCGGGTGAAGTTACTCCAGCTAACCTTCTTGCAATGCGTAAGGAAATGGGCAAGTATGGCCTTGATCCCTCTCGTGTAGCGTTCGTTGTTCCAACTGATGTTTACTATGAGTTGATTGATGCGTCTGGCTTTACTGACGTGACAGAAGTAGGAAACGACTTGGCTACTAAGCGAATCGGTGTAGTCGGATCAGTATTTGGTTCACCTGTAATAGCAACAGATCAGCTAGCTCAAAATCTTGCAGCTGGTGGAGCAGTAACTACTACTGCAGCTATTGCTGTCAATGTCGACAACTATGTCATCCCTCGTTTGAAGGGTGTAAACATAGAGACAGAGTACAGCGTTAAAGATCAGCAGAATGTGATTGTAGCATCACAGTCTCTTGGCTTTAATGAGTTGTTCGCTAACGCGGGTACCAACAAGCCTTCAATCTTCTGGCCTTACCAGTAAAATTGATTGTTTTATTAACGAGGGGGAGAGTTCCTCCCCCAAGTTTTTACTAAGGGACTTATGGCAGACTTAATCACATTAGCAGCGTATAAAGAAGCAGAAGGTTTGAGTACCCCTAAAGAGGATGCAAAAATTTCTGCGCTAGTTCCCTCTGTGAGTCAGTTAGTAAAAACTTATTGTGGTAATTCTTTTGTAGACTTTTTTTCTACAAATAAAACAGAAACATTCAATATAGACTGGTCAACTTATATAGTTCAATTAACAGAAAGTCCTGTTAATAGTATTATAAGTGTAAAAGAACGTACTGATTATGGAAGTAGTTATACTACTTTAACAACAGGCGCTTTTGAGTTTTATTTAGATACTGCAACAGACAGCATTCTTCGCACTTCTACGGCAGGTTATAAAAATTGGCAGAAAGGAGTAGGAGCAGTAGAAGTTATTTATAGAGCAGGGTATAGCGAAGTTCCTAGCGACTTAAAACTAGCAGTAATTGATTTAATTACATACTATTTAAAAGATGAACATAAAGAACGACGAGTATTAAGTGGAGCTAGCATACAGAATCAATCTACTAGCTCTCAGCGCGGCAATGTAACTTTTCCAGACCACATAAAGCGAGTCTTAGACTTGTATAAGATTTATTAATGGCACAAAGAGATACTGACAAGTTTTTAAAAGACATGCATGCTTTCATTGATGCAAATGTTCGTAAAAATTTAGATTCTTTTTATACTATTGTTACAATGACTGCAGAAAGTTTGGGACAAGGGTTTAAAGAGGGCTATGAAGACGTAAAGAAAACCGATAAGAAAGGGGAGAGAGAATTTCCTGTAATTGATGATGCTGCTTTTACGGCTATGGGAGCAGATGCAGTAGATGCGGTTGCTGAACACGTAAAGAATCCTAGAACTTCACCAAAAGAACAAGAGTATATTCCAGGAAAATCAATTTGTTACGCAGCACGTAGAGACTTCAAGAATGTTTATACAATAGCAAAACAATCAGGAGTCAAAAGTCTAAATAAATTTTTAAAGACACCTTTGAAGGGAGTACAGATTGACCCGGAGACGGGAAAGAGAAGTTCTGCAAGAGCAAGTGAAGTTGGAATATTTAAAAGCGGTCTTCATAGATCACACCAAGGTGTAACAACGGTTGGAGCCGCACAGCTAGCAGCAGGACTAAAGTTTTTGGATAGAAGTAGAAATTTTGCAGGATTTTTAAAGTCAGAGGCAGCTACAAGCCTGCAAGACATTTACCCCGCCATAGATGCAGTTTTTGAAACAACAGGAACAAAAAAAGGTGGTAAAGCAAAGACACTACTGAAAGAAGAGCAAGCAATTTCTCTACTTTTAGGCCCTAAAAGCGACAACAGGGCAGGAGCTCAAGATTTTGATTTTAAAAATCTAAGACCAAAACTAGAGAATGCTGTAAGGGCATATGTAGACACTATTCCGCTTGCGGATAGAACAAGCTCAAAAAGTATTCGACAAAATGCAGAAGACGCAACAGAACGATTCGTATTAGATAAGTTAATAAAGCAGTTAGGAGCTGCTCAGCTTATAACAAATGCCAAACCTAGTGCAAGAAAGAAGCAACGAGTAGTAAACTCTACTAGAGGTAAACCAAAAACAATAAAAGGCTCACGAAAAAGAGCGCGGGCAACACCAGTTAAAACAAATAATGTTCAACCAAGTAAAGTTAGTATTGCAACAGTTTTAGGCACAATTAATTCAAAGCTATCAGATACAGTCGCAAAAAATATGGTAGAGCCTAGACTAATAAACAGAAGCGGAAGATTAGCAGGAAGTGTAAGAGTAGTTGATGTAAATCAAACCCCACAAGGATTTACAAGTTTAGGTTATACATATCAAAGAGATCCTTATGAAGTTTATGAAAGTACAAGTGGATCAAGGTTTTCAAGCTCTGATAGAGATCCACGAAAGCTAATTGATTTCTCTATTCGAGAGCTGGCATTGCCATTAGCTCTGGGAAGATTATTTACTAGGAGAGTATAATGACCGCGAGAATATATGCATCAAAACGAAGTAGAATAATTGATGCTCTCGTTACAAAGTTAAAAACTATAAATGGTCAAGGAGCTTTTTTAACTGATGTAGGAGAAAATGTACATCCACGATTAAAATTTTGGGATGAAGTTGACGAGTTTCCTGCAATTCATCTAAATGCGGGTGCAGAAACAAGACAATATCAAGCCGCAGGAGTAAGAGACAGATTTTTAAGTGTAACAATCAGATGTTATGTATCTTCTGAAGATGCACAGGAAGAGTTAAATGAGTTAATGGAAGATGTAGAGACCATTATAGAAGATAACTCAAGATTGCAGTATATAGACAAAATGAACAATGTCTATTTCACTCAACAAATCACAGTTATTAGTATTGATACTGATGAAGGTGTGTTAGAGCCGCTAGGGGTTGGAGAAATACTCGCTGAGGTTCGTTATTAAGGAAATTCTGACACGAATAAACATTCACGATCAGTCTTTTCAAGTTTCATAGTTAGGAGAACACTATGGCTGAATTTTTACATTTTAGTAGAGACTCTAGGCTCTATATGGAGAAAGACGGGTATCTTTGGTCTATTCCGGTACTTGATGGGTTTAGTTTCTCTCAAGCAACGAATGCATCAGAAGTAACCCTTAATGAAATGGAAGACTCTACAGGTAAGTCTCGTAGAGGACGTAAAATGTTTACAGACTCACTTTCTGCTGCAGAATGGTCGTTTAGTACTTATATTCGTCCCTTTAGATCAGCAGGCGTAAGCGGAAATTTAGATGGCGGTGCTATTGGGGCCGCAGGTGCAACAGGCGGCGCAAAGAAAGGCTTCGCAGATAGTACAGCTACTCATCATCACGCAGTCGAAGAAGCACTTTGGGTTGCAATGGCAGGTAGAAATGTTTATGCTCCAACTACAGGCAAATATGCAGCACCAACTTCTGGTACACCAACCGGTGGTGCAGTTAGTAGAATCGCACTTAGTGGAAAAACAGAAGGCAATGCGGGTGCTGCTGGTACATATACATTTAATGTAAGTAACAGCAGTCTTGGTGGAACAACTACAGGTGCGAGTACTAATAGTTCTACAGGAGCAAACTGTGTTGTTACTCTTACTCTTACAGATGACGGAAGTAATCGTGATGTTACAGCAACTGTTACAGAAAGAGGAATTGGATGGGTTAGTGGAGAAACTATTACTATTCTTGGAACAGCATTAACTGGAGGTGCCACAACAGCAGATGATGTTGTTATAACAGTTCAATCAGAAAGTGCTCATAGTGATGCAACTGATTTAGATATTAACTTTTTTGACTCAAGTCGTTCAGCTTTAGGAACTTTTAATCTTTACTATGTATTTAGTGACAGAACTGAAGGTCGTCTAATTTATAAACTGAAAGATGCGGTTGTAAATGAAGCATCAATTGATTTTGATATTGATGGTATTGCAACTGTGAATTGGTCTGGTTTTGCAGGTCAGATTCAAGAAGTAGAAGAGGATACAACAGATGCGGATACAATTGCAGCAGGAAAGTATCATGCAGATAATACTTCTCCAGTAAGTGGATCACACGGAGTAGGAGCAATCTTTATTGATACAAATGATAGTGATCGCTTCTATATTAATGCAGCAGCAGGAAACAACTGGTGGGCAGCAATTGATGAAGGTACAACGAATACTAATAACTTTATTCGTAATCGTCTTACTCAGTTAACTCTTGCACCAGAAACTGGTTTCCAATCTGCAACAACTTTCACAAAAGCAGGGATTCCCGAACAGTCGTATGAAAGTACATATTCTGTAGCAATTACGGGAGGAAATGTTACAATTAGTAATAATGTTAACTACTTAACTCCAGAAGAAATTGGTAAGGTAAATCAGCCAATTGAACACGTAACCGGTACTCGTAGTGTCACAGGAAGCTTAACTTGTTATCTTGCAAGTTCTGATACTGCTACTAATAAGAGTAGAGACTTATTCGCAGATTTAGTATCAGACGTTAATACTGTTATTAACAAGTTTGCAATTAACTTGAAAGTTGGCGGAACAGATTCTACTAAGCCACGTTTTGAGATAAATGTGCCAACAGCTCATCTCGAAATTCCAAGCCACTCAGTAGAAGATGTGATTTCGTTAGAAACTAACTTCCACGGCTTAGGCACTGGAATGAGTGAAGGAGATGAAATAACGCTTAAGTACATAGGTGCATAACTCTAAAAAAATAGTTCTTGACAATACGGATGTTTTGAACTATAATATAGGGTAAAGAGAAATAAGGGGCTCTTTCGAGCCTCTTATTGTATGAGCGAAATTAATGCGTAATCTTACTTTTAAAAATACAGATGTTGAAGTCCATGTTGTTCATGGTACTTCTCAGCATAAAATAGATTTTAGTGCCATTAGTTTCGGACAGACATTTATAGAAAACAGCTATAAAGTAAAAACTTTACAAAGTCAATCAAGTTTTGAAGGATCGGTTATAAATAGAGCTAATCCTGCTGAGTTTGAGATAAATATTCCGTTACTTGCAAACTCTCGAAATAAAATTTTATTTGATCGATTGTTAGACGTTGCAACTTTTGATTTATATATTTCTACGCACTATGATGTTTTTAAACTTGAAAAATGTGTTATTCAAAATGGGACTTTTCAGATTAATAAATCTAGACCCCTGAGGCTAACACTGCAAGGAGAAGCATCAAAGTTGTCAAACCATTCACCAGATGCTAGTAATTTAGCACTGTCTGCAATAAAAGGTAGGCGTGTAATAATTATTAGCACTGGCGATTCCAACTTTACTTCTGTAGGAGCTAGCGAAAATAGGGTAGGAGTAGTTTTTACTGCTACTGATAATTTAGGGTCTGGTACTGGAATTGTACGGCCTGTAGCTCCTGGAAGTCTACTTTTTGCAAATAGCACAGACTATACTTATATTATTCCTAAACTTACTAAATTAACTTTGGGAGGTGTAGATATTTCTGCCTCAGTAATTAATTTATCACTAGAACTAGAAAATGATATTAATTGGAATGGCTATAATACTATACAAGGGGCAGTTTCAGCAACAGATGCTGCAACTTCAATGTATCCATCTACTTTTACTATAGGAACAAAAATACTAGGTGGATCGATACGAAGATATTTAGAGCAAGACTCTTCGACAGCTCTAACATGGAACTCTAACACAGCTCTGGATTTGAAAGTAGGTACATTAGGTGCTTTTACCGGAGTAAGAGTAAATAGTAGTAATTGTACTTTTACAAATCGTATATCAACAGGATCAGAAGTATTCCAAGAAGAATTTAATTGGAGAATGATACAAAACCCGACCTCAATAACGAGTGTCTTAACTTACGCAACAGCATAATAGGAATTACAGTTTATGGAACTAAAAAAATTAATGGTGGACAGTAAGTCTGCTTGGATTAATTTTCCTGGACTTGAAGGATTTGAAATAGAAGTAGTAAATCTTTCTAGAAAAGAACTTACAGGAATAAGAAAAAGATGCACTACAAACAAATTTGATAGAAAAACTCGACAACTTACAGAGAGTTTAGACGAAGAAAAATTTGTCGAAGAATTTGCAGATAAAAGTATAAAAAGTTGGAAAGGTTTAAAACTTGAATTTTTAGAAACTCTTTTACTTGTAGATACTGGAGACGAAGATTTAAATAGAGAACTCGAGTATTCAAAAGACAATGCAGAAACACTTGTTACCAACTCTAACGAATTTGATACATGGCTCAATGAGGTAGTCTTTGATCTAGATAATTTTCGTAGAAAGTCAGAAAGAAAAGACAATAGAAAGACTGGAAAGCCTGTACCAAAATCTTGATGCAGGAGGCTTAACAAAAGATCGTTATTTAGAAATGCAAGAACAAATGGGATTACCAGTAGAAGAAGATAAAATCCCGCCAGGATATGAAGATTTACCAACAATTGCAATAGATGCAGTAAATACATTTAATCAGTTAGGAGACAGAGCTTATCCAGATATAGGATATATAGGAAAAGACTATACAAACCTAAGTCATTTCATAGAGTTATATGAAATTGATGATAAAGAATTTTTTCTACATATACTAACTTGGTTAGACTCAAGAGCTATCAAGCAATCTCAAGATCAATTAAAGAGAGAGCATGATAAGTTAAAAAGGAAATCTAACGTTGGCAAGCGAAGTTAAAATTAAAATTGCTATCGATGACGATGGTACTCTTAGTCTGATTGGAGCAAAGGCAAAAAAAGCTGGTGAAAGTTTAGACGATGTAGGAAAAAGTACTGATAACCTTGCAAAAAAGAGAGGTAACTACAATAAGCTAGAAAAAGGTGCTGCTCAGATGACATCGAACAGCACAAAAGCTTTTGCAAAACAAGCCCAAACAATTGGTGGTGGGCTTGTTCCTGCATATGCAAAAGCT